GATCAGGGCGTGCGTGATCAAGACTCGGGCCCTCCTAAGGAGATCATCTGCTTGGCCATCTCGGCCAAACCGATACATTCGTGGATGTGTCCGGTCGTGCAGAACGTCATGTCGGAGCTGTCCTTGCCCTTGGGCTGACAGCCAACGAAGATGTAGCAGCGGTAGCGCCGGGACAGCTCGTGCAGCAGTTGCTCGCTGGGGCAGTCGCTCAGGTCGCTCTTGTCAGACATATTCGACCCTCTTGGCCTCGGACAGACCGCGCTGTAGGGCGCGACGGTACTCGGTTCGGGGCATGCTGTTCACGAGCATCAGAATGATATCAGCTTGATGACGCTTCTCCCGCAGGTAGGGAAGAATCTCGGAAACAAAGCGCACGCAATTCGAGCCGTACACCTGGTAGCGGTACGAGTGGCGGCTCGTGCCCTTACCCTTCGCGTGGTTGACCACGGATCCGAAGCCGAAGCTGCCGCGGATCCACTTGAGGTGATGTGGGTAGCAACTCGTGATCGTCGCTCGTGGAGTCCCGGCGGCCCAGGTCAGGCATCCCTCGCCGTCGAACAGCCCCGCGACGTATGCCAGGTTGAGCTTGGTCATCAGTGAGTCTCCGCCCAGTTCTTCCCGATGCGGGCGTCACCGTCGATGCGAAGTCGGAACCCGAGGTCAACCCCGGCCTGCGTGATGCACGTCTTGCAGTACGCGGCCCAGCTCTCGGCAACGACGGGATCGACTTCCCATTGAACCTCGTCGTGGATGTGCGCCACCTGCCGGGCCGCGTACGCGGGCGCGCTTGCGGCCATCAGCACGGTGGCCTGCTTCATCAGCACCGCACCGGCTGATTGCAACAGGGTGTTCAGCGCAGCGTGCTTCGAGCGCACCCGCAGGCGGCGGCCGTCGATCCCGAGCAGGAAGCCGCGGGACTGCGCGGCCGCATCGATCGCGTCCTTCAGCTTGGCCAGCGCAGGTACCTTTTGCAGGAACCGCTTCTGGAGCAGCTGCCCTTCTTTGGGTCCACCTCCCACAATGGACCCAAGCTTCGCCGGTCCTGCCCCATACAGGAATGCGTAGATGAAGGTTTTCGCGTCGTTGCGGGTCGGCAGCCCCGCGGCTTTCTGGTTGGCGGTGTGAATGTCTCCCTCAAGGACCTCGCGGCCATAGGCCCCGTCGTCCCACTTGGCCATGTAGTGGGCCAGGCATCGGAGCTCCAGGCCCGCAGCATCGACGCCGACGAGCACGCGGTCGCGGTGGGCCCCGAACAGGGCCCGGCACTCGCTGCCGTACGGAGAGCCGACGCGGGGGACCTGGGCCACGTTGGGATTGCGGTGCGTACAGCGGCCGGTCACCGCGCCGTTGGGATTGACGCGGCCGTAGATCCGGCCGTTGCGGCACAGCTTCAGCCAGCTCTCGTCGCCCTCGGCCAGCATGCCGATCCGCTTCTGCAAGAGCAGGTAGTGGCTGAGCCGCTTCGCGATCGGGTACTCAAGCTTCCCGAGGATGGCCTCGTCCACCTTGGCCTCGCCTGAGGGCGTATAGTCCTCGGGATTCCAGCCGAGGCTACGCAGGTAGGCGGCGATCTGCTGACGGCTGGCCGGGTTGAACGGCTCGTACTTCGTCTTGGTCTTCAGCTTGATCTCGGTCGGGGGCACGGTTTCCCTGAGCTCCTGGACCAGGGCATCCCGCTCAGCGGCAAGCTTGGCGTACAGCGCGGCGGCGGCCTGCTCGTCAAAGCCGATCCCGTTCCGCTCCTGCTGGGCGATCGCCTTGGCGAACTCGTGCTCCAGCTCGACGGACCGCTCATCGAGGTTGCGGTCCATCAGGTGGCGGTACAGGACCGCGGTGATCTCGACGTCCAGTGCGCAGTACTCGCCGAGGGCCGCGGTGTACTCCAGCTTGCTGTAGTCCGTGATGCCCTCAAGGGCGTCGCCCTTGATCTTCCCGAGACGCTGGGCCCAGGCTCGCAGCGAGTGCGACCCGATCAGCTCCTTGGAGAAACCGACGCGACCGTAGTCGGACTCCTTGATGTCCGGCTCGTACAGGCGGGCGAGCACAAGGGTGTCACGCCAGCACGCCTTCCGGAAGTCCATGCCGGTCAGCTTGTAGATGACGGGGATGTCGAACGCGATCAAGTTGTGACCGACGACGATGTCGGCCTCGGCCGCGGCACGCAGGGCACTGTCGATCCCCTCGGGAGTATGCGCGACCGTCGCCGGTTCGTTGTTGTGCTTCACGCCGACGCACACGATCTTCGTCGCGTCCTCGAGAAACCCGTTGCACTCGATGTCGAGGTAACAGATGTGCATCAGTAACTCCTCAGGGTACCGTGGTACCAGTAGGTCCCATGCTGCCCGCGAGATTGCAGTTCCTCGACAAGGTCGGGAATCACTGCCTCAAAGTCCCTGCGCTTTGACCGGATCTTTTCGCAACGATCGAGCTGACTCAACGACATGTCGCACGGGTCGCGCTTGTTGAGGACGCCGTCCTCGACGTCGAGGTCGTCCAGCTCCTCGCAGCACCACGTCAGCAGGTAGTGGAGATCGTTGTCCTTGATGATGTGGGGCTCGGTCTCCAGCAGGATGCGGACGTCATAGGGTCCCATGTCAATCAGGGTACGTCTGTCGATCAAGTTCGATGTGTGGTCCGTCATGAAAGCTCTTCCAAGCCCCACCCCATCGGATGGGTATTTTCAGTTCCGCCGCGACGCTCTTGAAAGTGTCCGCGACGATCCTGAAGTCCTCATGTTCCCAGCTTGCCTTGCCCCCACGCAGGGGCACGAAGTCTATCGCGTGCCCGGTCAGGTGGCGGGAGCGCATCGTCATTGACGCACCGCCCGCCACCAGCCGGGCCTGTTCCTTAAGCGTTCGTCTTCCGTCCCTGATCGCAAAGTCCAGCGGAGAGCGCTTCAGCGACAAGTCGCAGAGCTTCCTCAACGCGGGATGAACACCCCGCAGCCGCTTCAGACTTCTCTTCCCCCACACCCTCTGCATCCAGCTGCTCCATCTTGCTGCGGTCTGTCATCATCACGGACAGGATGCACTCCAGTCCGCGGATCTCGGCCTGCATGGCCTCGATCTCGTCGATCGTCTTGCGGACCAAGGTCGCGATCGAGTGCAGCCCGTCGCCATCGGCGGCCTGCTCCAGCTCCTTCAGCCTGCTCATCATCTCTGCGGTACGCATTTCAGAATTCCTCCGAGAAGGCCGACGCGGCCTCCGTACTTGTTTCGACCAATCTACCAGTGGATCGATCATAGTGCAAACAGGCGGCCACGCCGGTGTCGCCGGTAAACCTGTTCTTCAGCACCCGGACCACGGTCAGGTCCTTTTTGGCCGCGTCCTGCTGATCGCGCTCCAGACCGATAACCATGTCGGACAGCTGGCCGATGGCGGCCGAGCCACGCAGCTGGGCGAGCGAGGTCTGCGCCCCCTCCTCGTGGCCCCTACCCTCGGGCCGCTTCAGGTGGGACACCAGCACCATACCGCAGCCGAGCTCCTCGACCAGCGACCGCAGGGCGGTCATGGTGTTGTCGATCAGCCGACGCTCGTCCCCCTCACCCATTCCGCTAACCACGATCGAAACGTGGTCCAGGAAGATGAAGTCGCACGACATGCCGCGGACCATGTAGCGGATACGGTTGAGCAGGTTGTCCGAATCCACCGAGCCGAAGTGGTCATACAGGCAGACCAGACCAGACCCGACAGTGTGATCAAACGCATCCTTGAGTTCCTCTTTCGAGACCCCGTCCCGCGTGATGTGCAGCGGGCGGTTCATGTGGATGCCCATGAGTCCGAGCGCCGTCCGCTTCACGGACTCCTCAAGGGCAATGTATCCGATCGAATACCCCGAGCGCACGAGGTGGTGCGCGAGCTCGCGGCAGACCGAGCTCTTGCCGATGCCAGTGCCCGAGCACAGCGTGACCAGCTCGCGCTTGCGGAGACCGCGCGTCATCTCCTGGAGCCCCAGCCACGGGTACGCCACGCTCGGCGTGGTGTCCTCGACGGACACCTGTTCCCACAGGTCGGTGCCGGGGATGATCCCGTCCGGGCGGAACGTCTTGGCGTTCCAGATCGCGTCGATGACTTCCTTGCCCCGGCCCGCCACGAGCATGTCGTTGGCGTCCTTCAGGGGCAGCTGGGCGATGCGGGCCTTGCCCGGCGTCAGCAGCAGGGCACACTCGGCCGAGGCCTTGCGACCGGCGTCGTCCATGTCGAACATCAAGACGACCTTCTCGAACCGCTCCAACCACTCAAGGTTCTTCTTGAGCGCCTTCGCGGCGGCCTGTGCGCCGTTCGGGATGCTGACCACCGGCCACTTGTTCCCCTGTAGCTGGGAGACCGACAGGCAATCGATCTCACCCTCGGTGACCACCAGCATCTTGCCGCCGTCACGCCAGAGGTGACGACCGAACAGCGACATCTGCGAGGAATCCCCGAGGATCACGAAGTCCTTGTTGGGGAACCGCAGCTTCTGCGCCACGGGACGACCGGCGTCGTCGCAGTAGTTCGCGACCTGCACCGACTGTCCGCGGTAGCTGCCCACGCCGTAGCGGAACAGCTCGCAGGTGGCACGGTCGATGCGGCGCTTGCCGAGGTCCTGCGAGGAGCTCGGGATCAGGGAGCGGTCGGCGGCCTCAGGCACGTCGGGCAGATCGCCGCTGCCGTGCTCGTACGCGCCGCAGCCAAAGCAATAGCCGTGGCCGTCTGAGTACCGTGCAAGGTTGTCCCGGCTGCCGCATGCGGCGCAAGGCTCGTGCCCCACGCAACGGACATTCGTATCTTCCCCGGCTCGCTCTTCGGTGCCCATCTCTTCGTAATCCTCAGGTGAATGACTTGCGTGTCGTCGCCCCACACGATCCCATTGCAGCCGTCGAGAACCGCCTTCGCGTAGTTGTCCACGTCGGGGCGCGGGGTGGACA